AATCACTGATATTGAGTATTTTAAAAAGAAACTCTACCGTTCACTTAACGTCCCTCCATCACGAATGGATGGCGAAGGTGGGTTTAACTTGGGGAGATCTTCTGAGATCCTGAGAGACGAACTTAAGTTTACTAAGTTTGTTGGTCGTTTGAGAAAAAGATTCTCCAACATGTTTAATGACATGCTGAAGACCCAATTGATCCTAAAGAATGTAATTACTCCTGAAGATTGGGAGGTCATGAGTGAGCATATTCAATATGATTTCCTCTATGACAATCACTTCTCTGAATTGAAAGATGCAGAGTTGATGAATGAAAGACTATCTCTTGCTGCAACTGCTGAACCATACATTGGTAAGTATTACTCTCAAGATTATGTAAGACGTAAGATTCTGCGTCAAACTGATCAAGAGATCTTAGATCAAGATGCACTAATTGAAAAGGAAATTGCAAAGGGAATTATTCCTGATCCAGCAACGATTGACCCCGCAACAGGTCAACCTTTTGATTCTGCCGCAGGTATGGATTTAGGTCAACCTCAAATGGAACCTGAAATTGATGGTTCCGCAGCAGAGGCACCAGAAATGCCCAAAGGCGGAGAGATATAAATAGCTTAGTTAATACATTATAAAATCATATGGAAGACCTTATGGATATGATGATGACTGATGAGTCTCCCTCACAGATTAGTGACACAATTAAAGACATGTTATTCGCTAAATCTGCAGAAAGAATTGACGCATTTAGACCAGTAGCTGCTGATTCTCTGTTTGGAGATGACTCAGGTATTGAGATCGAAGATGATTCTGTAGAACAAGAAGTCGAATAATAATAAATAACTACTAAATGAATTTTAAGAATAATGGCACATAGACCCGTTGGATCAGCTACATCAGTAAGCACAAGCACTACCTCAGCGGCAACCACTCATTTCAGCGTCAAAAGTGATGTTGTTAGAATTGTTGCGTTAGGTGCAGATACTGCTGTTGCTATTGGAACTGCTCAAAATCCTGCAGCAACACTTGCAGATTATATGATTGCATCTGGTGGAGAAGCAACTCTTGCAGTGTCTAAGGGGTCGCAAAGAATTATTGGTATTACCACTGGAACGACAACTTTACTTAGATGTCCAGAAGGAACCAATATGCCATTTTCAGTTGGCGATAGAGTTACCCTGGAGGGTCAGTCTAATGAACAGTTGTATCTAGATACGATTGTTTATGCTGAAGTAACTGCGGTTGATTCCACTACCTCTTTTGACGGATTATTTGGAACACAATTAACCGTTGATGCTAATACTGCAGGAATTCTAACCGCATTTGACGGTATCGGAAATGAAGCTACTCTTAGAAGAGCAGTAAGAGTTGCTACCATTACAAATGGTGGCACAGGAACAGTATTCGTCCAACAAGTTCAAACATCAGGTATAGCATAATGAAACTTATTAGGGAAGAAATCGAGTCCGTTGAATTTCTTGTAGAACAAAAGAACGGCAAGAAATCAATGTATATTGAGGGAGTTTTCCTTCAGGGTAACATCAAGAACCGCAATGGTCGTATGTATCCTATGGAAACTCTTCGCCGCGAAGTTTCTCGTTATAACGAGTCAAACGTTCAGTCTGGCAGAGCACTTGGAGAACTTGGACACCCTGATGGTCCAACCGTGAACCTTGATAGAGTTTCGCATAAAATTGTATCTCTTAGAGAAAGTGGTTCAAACTTTATCGGAAAGGCAAAAATTCTGAATACCCCAATGGGTAAGATTGCATCTTCTTTGATTGAGGAGGGTGTAAAACTTGGTGTTTCTTCTAGAGGAATTGGTTCCCTGAAGATGACTCGTGAAGGAGTCAACATCGTTGGTGACGATTTTATGTTAGCAACTGCTGCTGATATCGTCGCTGATCCTTCTGCTCCCGATGCTTTTGTTGAGGGAATTATGGAAGGAAAAGATTGGGTATGGGATGGCGGCATCCTTCGTGAAAAGTATGCAGAAAAAACATACAGACAAATCAATACACTTGTTGATCAAAGAGCATTGCAAGAGCAAAAATTAAATCTCTTCAATGATTTCTTAAACAACTTGTAAATTTTCAATTTATAAATAAATATAGTTTAATAACTAAGGATACGGAGAGTTCAAATGTCTCGTGGCAAGCAATTACAAGAAATGGAAGTAGGCACTAAACCATCCAGAACTGCTGTTAACTCTGGAGCCAAAGGTGGCGACGCAATGCCATCACTTTCTGGTGCAACCCCAGGTCAAACAGGTTCTTATGAGGATTTAGGCGGTCCTACCCCAGAAAACTACAAACCTGACGATGATTCAGCAAAGCTGAAGACTCCAGGTGGAACCCTTAAGCAAGTAAGGGACGTTGTAAACAAAGGTGCGAAACCAGCAGAGGCAGCGAAAGGCATGAAGGAAGAAGAAGAACTCGAAACCGAAGCCACCATCGAAGAGGAAGAGGTATCAACTGAAGAGGTAGTCGCTGAAGAAGAGACTACTGAAGAGGTTGTTGCTGAGTATGATATCGACGAAGATGTTAATGCTCTCCTCGGCGGTGAAGAACTCTCCGAAGAATTCAAAGAAAAGGCAAAAACCATCTTTGAAGCAGCAATCAACGCTAAAGCAGCTCAAATCGAAGAGCAAATCGAAGCAAAGTATGCCGAGAAACTCGAAGAAGAAGTTGCTGAAGCAAAAGAAGCACTTGCTGAGCGCGTCGATTCCTATCTGGAATACGTCGCAGATGAGTGGTTCACTGAGAACGCACTCGTTATCGAACATGCACTCAAGTCTGAAATGACCGAATCATTCCTTGGCGGAATGAAGGAACTTTTTGAAGCACATTATGTAACCATCCCTGAAGATAAGTATGATGTACTTGAGAGCATGGTAGACAAACTTGATGATATGGAGACAAAACTCAACGAGCAGATCGAGAAAAATATTGCACTCAACTCCCGTCTTGCAGAGTCGGTTGCTGAGGGTATTCTGGATCAAGTTTCCGAAGGTCTTGCACAGACCCAGAAGGAAAAACTCGCCTCACTTTCCGAAAGTGTTGAGTTTGAAAGTGAAGAAGAATATCGTGAAAAACTGGAGACCTTGAAGGAATCATATTTCCCTGGCAAGGCAGTTTCTCCATCGGCTAAGACCCAAACTCTTTCTGAAGGTGTAGACGAATCACCAGAGTTCCACTCTAATTCGATGAACACCTATCTCAGAACCCTGGGATCTTTCAGCAAAAATAACTGAATTTAACATTAACTCAAACAAAACACACTATAGGTAAACGCAAATGTTCCAATCCGAGCATCTGCAGGAAAAGTGGGCACCCCTCCTTAACTATGAGGGACTTGATCCAATTAAGGATCCCCATCGTAAGGCTGTAACAGCCGTCCTGCTGGAAAACCAAGAAAAATTCCTCCGTGAGCAGCAAGCTTTCGAGCACGGCGGAATGCTCACTGAGCAACCAACAATGAACACTGGCTCTGCTGCTGACAAGCCAGGTTTCTCCGCTAGCGCAGACGCATCTGGTCCTGTTGCTGGTTTCGACCCTGTTCTGATCTCCTTGATCAGACGTTCAATGCCTAACCTGGTCGCTTATGACCTCGCTGGCGTTCAACCAATGAGTGGTCCTACTGGACTGATCTTCGCAATGCGCTCCCGCTACGGCACCGACCGCACTGGCGGAGACGAGGCATTCTACAACGAAGCAGATTCGGCATTCTCTGGTCAACCATTCGGTCGCGACGACTCGAACGGATTCAGCGCAACCAACGCTGGTATGGGTACTACCTCACAGTCAGGTAACAACCCAGCAGTCCTCAACCCAACTGGCACCGCATCCTCTACTGGATACAACGTCGGTCAGGGCATGAGAACTGACTCTGCTGAAGCACTTGACACTGGTGCTAACGCATTCAACCAGATGAACTTCTCGATCGAGAAGGTCACCGTTACTGCAAAGTCACGCGCACTGAAAGCCGAGTATTCCTTAGAACTCGCACAAGACCTGAGAGCAATCCACGGTCTGAACGCAGAAGCAGAACTTGCTAACATTCTCTCCACTGAGATCCTCGCTGAAATCAACAGAGAAGTTATCAGAACCATCTATAAGGTTGCTGAGCAAGGCGCTGTTCAAAACACTGCTACTGCTGGTATCTTCGACCTGGACGTTGACTCCAACGGTCGTTGGTCTGTTGAGAAGTTCAAAGGACTTCTGTTCCAAATCGAGCGCGACGCTAACGCAATCGCACAAAGAACTCGTAGAGGAAAGGGCAACATCATCCTCTGCTCCGCAGACGTTGCTTCCGCCCTCACCATGGCAGGTGTTCTGGATTACACCCCAGCACTCAATGCCAACCTCACCGTTGACGACACTGGTAACACCTTCGCTGGTGTTCTGCAAGGTAAGTATCGCGTATACATCGATCCTTATTCTGCTAACCTCACCGCTGGTAATGCCACTGGTGGTAACCAATACTACGTCGTCGGTTATAAGGGAACTTCACCTTATGACGCTGGTCTCTTCTACTGCCCATACGTTCCTCTCCAGATGGTTCGTGCAGTTGGCGAGAACTCCTTCCAGCCCAAGATTGGCTTTAAGACCAGATATGGTCTGGTCGCCAACCCATTCGCTGAAGGAACCACCCAGAGTCTCGGCGCTCTGTCTGTTAACGCTAACCGTTACTACAGACGTGTTGCTGTTAAGAACCTCATGTGATCCATCGGGTTCACAATTCTCTTCAAGAGGGTCTTCGGACCCTCTTTTTTTATCTAAATAGTTAGAAAAAATTATGGCATATTACATTAAAAAAACAAGTGTAATTAACCCAGACGTGACTGTGTATTATGCAGGATCACGTAGGTGGAGTGATGACTCAAACGAAAAAGCACTGTATGCATCAGAAGATGCTGCTAATGGTATCATCACTAACCCTGATGGTAAAAATGGTGGATTTAGAGGCGCTACTGTAGTAAGCGAATAATTATGGCAAACGCTATAGAGAACAGAAATTTTTTATCACCCACAGGTTTTAAATTCTCACTTAAGAGAAGTCCTGGAGTTGCGTTCTTCTGCAACCAAGCAAACATACCATCTTTGGATCTTGGGGTGGCAATTCAACCTTCATATCTGAAGGACATTGATACTCCAGGAGATAAGGTCGTCTTCGGAGATCTGAACCTTAGATTTTTGGTTGATGAAGACTTGACCAATTACATGGAAATTCAAAAGTGGATTCGTGGATTAGGATTTCCCGAATCAACAGAACAATTTGCTGAATTAGAATCTGGGTCGGTATTACCAAATAAGTATTTTAGAAACTCTGGTGACAATATCTACTCTGATGGAACTTTACAAATACTGAGTAGTAACTTAGTTGCCAAGTTCAATGTCAATTTTAAAGACTTATTTCCATACGCATTGATAACAATCAGTTTCGATGCTACTGATACAGATATAGAATACTTTACAGCAGATGTCAGTTTCAAGTATACTGTCTATGATATAACTGATTTGAGTAACAACCCTCTATGATCGATCTTGATAAACTTCAAGAGATGTGGGAGAAAGA